ATCAAAAGCCCGCGCCCGCAGGCCCGCGAGCACTCTTAAGTTGCATCAAAAGCCCGCGCCCGCAGGCCCGCGCGTCGTTTTAATTGCATCAAAAGCCCGCGCGCAGCGGGCAAAGGCCCGCAATAAATCCCGCTCGAGATATAAATATATCTTGCCTAAGCTTGCAGACCGTGCTAGTTTTGATTCGTTCCCAAGCCATAGAAAGGGCAGAACATGATTAAGACTGCGCGCGACATGCGCAACAATCTCCGCCGTGCGAAATTCTCCGGTGTAATTCTTTACGAAGGCCCGTCACTGCTAGACGGCCGTCCGATTGTCGTCATTGCCAATCGGATTACGACGGCAAGTAGCAATGCTAAGACGGGGGCAATGGTCCAGACGTTTATTATTGCGGCCGACGTGGACCCGATTAGCGCGCTCAAAAGCGGGCAAGACGCGGCCGTGTGCGGGGATTGTGTCCATAGGCCCGCTAATCTCGGCTCTTGTTATGTACAGGTTGGACGTTCCGTTGCGTCGGTTTATGGGGCTTATACGCGCGGCCGCTATGCCCGCCCGCACGTGGACTATGACCCGAAACTGATACCGGACCTTTTCGCGGGGCATGCATTCCGCCTTGGAACGTATGGGGATCCGACGGCCGCGCCTTTTCAGATCTGGCGCGCCGCGACGCTAAAAGCGGCCGCCGTTAATGGTTACTCGCATCAATGGAAACAAGCCCGCTTCGCCGCGTTCCGTCTCCTCTGCATGGCAAGCGCCGACACCGAATCCGACGCGGCCGAGGCCCGCGCGCTCGGATGGCGCACGTTCCGCGTCAAGACGGCCGACGCGCCGCGCCTCGCGGGCGAGGTGACGTGTCCGGCTTCAAAAGAAGCGGGGCAAAAGACTAGCTGCGAAGACTGCCGCGCGTGTGGTGGGCTCTCTGCCAAGGCGCGCGCTTCCATTGTGATCAATTCGCATGGCCCGACGTTCCGCCGCTTCAAAGAGGTGGCGTGATGACAAAACAGGTTGGAACAAAACGGGTCGGGTTGCGGGGCGTTATGCGCTCCGCCGCCTTTGTTCGGGGATTTAACGAGGCCCGCTCCGGCGTGGCAATGGATTACGACGCCTATCAGGAACGCGGGCAGGTCAATACCAGATGGGATTACGAGCGCGGCCGCCTGCTAGGTTTGATTTACCAAGGCCCGCTCAAATATGGACACCGCGTCGCGGACTCCGCCGTCCGCGCAATGCATGAAGCCTATCACCAACGCCTAGTCAGATAAAGGAGCTAAACCTATGGTAAGACTGACTAAATCTCAAAGGACCGCGCTCGCCCGCGTGTATCACCGAGGCCCGCTCGGCATGTCATACCGCGCCTTCCGCGCGACGGTGCAGCCGACGTTCGGCATGGACGGGGCGGTCGTGGTCCGCTGGCAGGGGATGTGGCTGGCCATCGAGGCCGATGGTTACTGCCATACCTGATTTGATCAAAAGCCCGCGATCTCTAAGGCCCGCGACCCTCGGTCCGAAAGGATCGGGGGTTTTTCTTTGTCCACGGTCCAAGTTTAAATGGATCAAAAGCCCGCGATCTCTAAGGCCCGCGGTCCGCGGTCCATGGCTCTAAAGCCCGCTCGGCTGCCAGTTCAAGGAACATGGACCAAGAATCGTAGGGGTTGTGGTATCGGAGCACCATCTCAGGTTGGGTTTTTCCATCAAAATCGTCCCACAATTCACCAATTTGGTGTCCGCTGTATATTTTGATGACCTCTGCCTGTGGATGGCTGACCAAGTTCCAGACGTTACGGATGCGTGATGAACGCGCTGTTTGCCATGCAATCTGGGCTGGCCGCCACAGGCCTGCCGTTTTATAAGACTTAGTCTTGCAGACCTTAAGTTCGCACCAGATTTCAATGCCCCTCAGGTGGCCCGACGTTGGCCACTGGTAGGCTCCGTTGATGTCGGGAATACCCGCCCCCACGCGGGCTTCGATGCGCGTCCAGTGGACTTCTGAAGAGGTCTTTTGTTTGAGGTGTTTCCAGAGGGCTGTCTCGGTGTTCATTGCTCGATCTCTGCCTCGATCTCTTCGTTCACCAGAACGGGAAGTTCTTCTGCATCCCTACGAGCAGAGATCATATCGATGGTCGGGGCCGTCTGGTTGATCAGGATCGGGAACTGGGTTTGAAGCTTGGCGATTTCGGCCAGCACTTCCTCGCGGCTCATCTGGTCGATCTTGCCCACCAAGATTTCGCTGCGGCTGATGTAGAGACCAGCCACCTGACCTCGGCTCTTCTCGGCTGCAACGGCTGCGGTGTAGTTGCCCTTCTCCAGAGCCATGTCCCTGATCTTGGCAAGCTGCCGCACGTGGCCATCAAACGAGACCTCGTACTTCCTCGACAACTCTTCTTTGATCTCGCCAATGCGAGCAAGAATGTGAGGATAGTCTCGACCGTTTAGAAACCGCGACCCAGCAATGGGTGCAGTCGTGTCCGAATAGCCAGCCAGTTTGGCCGCCTCGGTGCGGGTCACGTCCTCGGTGGCATAGATGCGGCAGAATTTCTCCTGCTTTTCGGTCAACCCTTTTTCTTTCTTGGGGTTCACCACGATATCAAGCTTGGGCTTGTGCGTTTGTTTGGCTCGCGCCATGCGGAAAGTCTCCTCTCCGATAAGAGTTTTGCTCTAAAGCAACCTAAAGGTTACGGGGTTGGGTGTAAAGGTTATGGGGTTGATATCAGCTAAGTCATTGAAGTTCTGTGGTTAGGGGGTTGAACGCGATTTTAAGCATCGAGCAGTGAAAACTTCCCTGTATAGGGCTAAAACACATATATTTAGTTACATTATCACACTTACTATAAATACACACTTTCCGCGCGCGCGGCCGGAAAAGTATTAAAATCCACTTCAACCCCATAACCTCAGAACCTCAATGACTTAGGTCACTTCAACCCCATAACCACCCCGTAACCTTGCCCCCTCTTTAAGGAAAAACCCCTGTCCCAAGGTCCACGGACCAATTTCCTCTGTTGACACCCTTCGCTACCTGTGCCATGTTGCTACCGCTCACTCCAGAGCGACGTCAAAGAAAGGACGTGTCATGAAGCATTATCGCAAGACCCCTGTGCGTACCTCTGCTTACTCTGTGATCTGTCAAATCGACGAGGCGTTCGAGCGCGACGACTTCTTGGAAGTCTGCCGCCTTGCCAACAGCATCGACGACGACGACGTTTACGCCGCGCTGCTGCGTTCCTACCCCAACCTCCACAACTACGATGCCAAGGGCAACTACACGGGCTCCGTGTCGTATGAGAACGGATGGACACCATGACCAAGGACCACGCTCAGACCATCGCAGAACTGATGTCCCTAGACCTTGCGCTTGCCTTGATCATTGACCGTGATCGCCAGTTGGGTGTCCCTGACGCCGAAATCGTAGAGCGCATTCGCAAGGCCGTAGCCGACGAAACCAACCGCCGACAAAAGCTCGACAGAAAGGAGCAATCACATGCCTAAGTACCGAATCGTTATGCGCGAGATCGTCTACAAGACCTACGAGATCGAAACGCCTTTGACCGACGAAGAACAGGTCATGGACTACTTCTACACCCTGTCCCCGCAGGAGGAGATCGACGCACATCTGGGCGACGAGAGCGACGGCTGGGAACTGTACGAGTTCAAGGAAGTGGAGGACAAGCCATGAGGTTCTACGACTACCACTTCGATGACATCCCAGTGACCGTGGACGACCGTCCGGCGCTCGCGAAGGGGTCATTCTGTGTCCAATACATTCTGACCCGTCCTGACCCATCTGTGGGCTTCCGTGGAGGCCCTGAGATCGTGGACTACAGCGACTTGTCCGTCACCCTCTTCTTCGAGGACGACGAGAGTTCGCGCGAGATCGCCTCTGGTGAGATGGACATCAAGACCACCGTCTTGCGCCAGCTCGCCGAGTATATCGATCAGGGGCACATCTACGACGAGTTGGAAGCTGAACACGGAGAGTTCTGGTGAGCGTCTCCCTCAAATACATCTCGACCGAAAAGCTGATCGGTCTGTCGGAATACCTCGTCGAGCAAGACTACGACGAGGGTCTGGACGTGCTGCTGGACGAGGTCTTGATCGTCCTTTTGTATCGCTTGCCTCTGGTGGCCTACCACCGTCAGGTGCATGAGATCGAAACGCGCCGAAAGGCTCCCGCATGAGTATCTGCACCGTCCTGTCCCTGTGTGCCGCGTTGCAAGGATCGCCGACCGTTGTCGATGGCGACACCCTCCGGTTCGGCAAGCAGTCCGTGCGCCTGTTCGGCATCGATGCAGAAGAACGCGACGAGCCACATGGCCCACAGGCCACGGAGGGTTTGCGCCGGATCGTGTCGGCCACCGCCCACATCAAGTGTCAACCAACAGGCGACACCACGTACAACCGCGTGGTCGCCACCTGTTACACGGCTGAAGGCTGGGATGTGGCACAGCTACTGGTCTACCAAGGCCTTGTCTTGGACTGCGCCCGCTATTCCGGTGGACGCTACCGCAAATATGAACCCTCAACGGCCCGCGCAACGCTGGCCCAGAAACCTTATTGCAGGAGCAAAGCATGATTGAAGAACACCACGAACTGATCCTCAAACTGATGGCCGAGAAGATCAAGGAACTCGAAGGGAACTACGAGCACGGAAAAACAAAGCTCGATTTTTATCTGCGCTACACCCAAGAACTTGAGGAAAAAATTCAAGAACTGAAACCGAAACTCGGTCGCCCTGTGAAGAAGCGTGGCCGTGGTCGCCCGAAAGGAAGCCGCAATGTCTGAAGAAAAGAAGTTCTGCGTGAATTGCCGTCACCACTACCACAACAACGGAGCAGCACTCTCGATCCCGTCTGGCCATCGCTGCACCCACCCTGAACTGAAAGGATGGGACTTGGTCACCGGAGATCGGATCTATCCTCTCTGCCGAGACATGCGCCAGATGGATCTCTGGTGTGGTCCACAGGCCAAGGACTTCGAGCCAAAGGTCACTGTGTTTCGCCCATTCTACAAGGAGAAGACCGATGATTGACATGGAAGACGTGGACCGCGATCCGTGGCCGACATATCCGATCCGCAAGGACGATCTGCGCAAAATCCTCAACGCCTTGCACAAATGCGTTGAGCGCGTGGAGTATCTTGAGGGTCTTGCGCTTGAGGTTCTCGAATACTTCGAGAACTACGAGGACTTCGAAGACGGCGACTATGGTGTTCAAGAACCAAACGAAGAAGCCTACTTCGCCAACCTGATCCGCGAGCGTCTCAAGCTCAAGCCGAATAGCTACAACGGTGGTTCACAATGAGCGACTACAAAACAGACTACACGCCCTACCTTTTGCAAACACAGACTGATGCGCGTGGGCAGAAGATTGGAGATTGCATCGTCCCTCTTGCGTCTCTGCGCGACCAGTTTGCGATGGCGGCGCTTCCTGCTGCGATGTCGAGGTATCCAACGTGGAAAATTAAAGCTTATGCGAAAGGTGCTTACGAAATTGCTGATGCCATGATGGAGGCGCGGAAATGAGCGACGCCGAATCCCTGATCCTGTTCGGGTTGGTGTGTATCCTGATCTTTATCGGATGGATCGCGATAGAAGGTAAGTCAGGATGAGCGGGTGGCTGATTGTCCTGACGGGATTGATCTATGCCTACGTATCGGCAGAGCAAGCGTGGTTTGGAAACTACGGGCTATCGATTGCTTATGCCGGATACGCTTTTGCTAACGTCGGACTGTGGATGCTGGCTGGTAGATAAAGGAGAGAGAAGATGACCAACATCATTCAATTTGCAAAGAGCGGGGAAGTGCGAGAAATGCCTGATATTCTTGTTGAACGGCTGCGCGCTGGTGACCACACAATAAAAATGCCGGACGGCTCAATTGAGTATATCAACCATGCGGCCGCTGACCTGATCGAAAAACTGTACGACTTCATCGAGAAGCAGGCCAAGTACATCGAGGCGTACCAGAACCAGACAAATATCTTGCTCCGGAGCGTTGAGATGCTCGAAGCAAAACTGGCGGAGAAAGAAAATGATTGAAGATATCAAAATCGTGCAGCGGTACGATTGGAAAGTGAAGGACAACGGAGAGATGGTCTGGGACGCTGTGTCCTACATGATCATGGTCAAACGCAATGGCCAATGGTCCGAGGTCGAAGTTCAGCACATCAATCCCTTCCCACCAGAGGAGGAGAACCGTGAAGAACCAGAAGGAAGTTCGTGAGTATGTGAAGAGCTTAGGAGGCGCGATGAAAACGATCCGGCATGGAAAGCACTGGGTCGTGACCGCAGATTTCGGGGGACAGTCTGTGTGGTTCACGGTCCCCAATACACCTTCTGACAACCGCTCGATGCGCAACAATCGCAAGTGGATCTTAAATCAAGTAAAGGGGATCAAGAAGTGACAGACGTACCAGTAATCGAGAGCGGGGTCTCGCCACCTAACAAAAGGTCGCGGCACATTCCGCTCTATCCGTGGCCGCAGATGAAGGCTGGCGACAGTTTCGTGGTCCACGGACGAGTGGCCGCAGCGGCCGCGCGGGGAAGCTTTGCCCGTTACCAGAAGATCGGAAAAATTCCGGCGCATTGGAAGTGCATCCAGAGCACCGAGGAAGGCGAAGGCGTCCGGTTCTGGGCGGTGGAGGGCTGACATGTTGCCGACCACTGAGCCAGTAAACTCGAACAAGGTGAGACACATCTTCGATTTCTATACCACTGCGTGCCACGGTTGGGTGTTTGTCCCATGGTCCGTGTTGCACGCTCTGTCGATAGACGCCTCGATGTTTTCGACCCAAAGCAATGCGGACGACAAGGGTGTGTACCTCGAAGAGGATTTTGATTTCCCCTTGTTTGAAGGGCTTTTCTTTAAAGCTACGAACGAGCGCATAGTTCTTCACGACATCCACGATGATGAGGGTGACGTGGGTGTGAAGCCGTCTATCAAGACGTACCTAAAGAAAGAGGAGAATGAATAATGCATATCGAAACAGTACTTGCCAACCGCGAGCAGACACACGGTATCTATCGTGAACAGGCCAAGCTGACGCAGACACTGAAGCTGCTGCTGCGCGAGACCCGCAACTGGAACCGCCTCGACCACTACCAAGCGCAGTCTCTGGAAGAGTTCTGCACGAAGATTTCGCGCATTCTGAACGGCGACTTCAACGAAATCGATCACTGGCGCGACATCTCTGGCTACGCCAGCCTCGTCATCCATGAGCTGGAAGGTCAGACAGGCGGGGCAAAGGAGCCGGAGGTTCCGTTCGCCAAGCTTCCCGTCTCGATCCGTCCTCAGGAAAACGACGACCCGTTGAACGCGCCGGAGTTTTTGCTGAAGAAGATGGAAGACGACATCGAGCAGCTTCTGAAGAAGTGACCTGTCATTAAAGAGTAGTGGGGTTTCCCTTTAATGGGCAGCCCCACTAGCAGGGTTTACGTCAGGAGAAGGACATGTCCCACCTAGAGCGGCGTGAGGAGTCCCCAGTAGATATGCGTAAACCCTTTCGTACCGTACTCACTATCGGTCGATTGGAGTGCAGATGGGTGACAGATTATGTCACATTAGCGGGTCTCCACATCTTTTGTGGTCACCCTGTGGAGAGATCAGACAGGCCTTATTGTAAGGACCACTATGGCCTCGTCTACGTCAAGCGGAGCAGCAGAAGATATGACGAGCTTGTTTGATTTTATACACCTCGGAGAGGTTGAGTTCTCCGGCCCCAGCGTGTCCTTCTTTGGCGACGTCTACGTCTACTACAATACGGTGGACGAGTGGTCGATGAAGGAGTTCCAAGGTGTCCTGACCAACCACGGGGATCGGTATCGTGGGAGGTGGACCCAAGGTCCGCAGTTCGAGGAACTCAAGCGCCTGTTCTTGGCCGATAAAACGCTGAGGGCAGCGGCCATAGACGCGATCCATAAACGACTGAACATCTATGAGGAGAAGAAAGATGGTTAGTCTTGCACCACGAATGTCCCTTGGAGAGCTTGAGATACAAGGAGAAACTACGTCCTTCTTCGGTGTTGTTTATATCTACTACCTCTCAACCTCGAAGGATTGGGGATTCACAGAGTTTCACGGGGTGTTGACACAGCACGGGGACAAGTACCGTGGTCAATGGACGGAAGGCCCTGATTTTGAGGAGATGAGCGACCTGTTTATGAAAAACCCGCGTCTAGTGGAACTGGCAAACAAACAGGTCAAACGGAAGACAACTTATGAGGAGAAGAAAGATGGTTGATGTTACCGACAATCTGATCAACGACATTCAAGATTATTTTCAAGACAAAGAGCCTCCCTACATGAGGAAGATGCCTCGTCTTCATCCGGACAATCTTTTGCACCGCGCGCTGTTGAAAATCGAAGACATGCAGTTGGAGATCGATGAACAACGCAGCGAAATCAAGGACTTGGAATACGAGATCCGTGACTTGGAGGCCTTTCACATAGAGGAAAAAGATTGACAATCAAAAGTAATTGTCAATAATGTCACCATGACTGAGAGTGAGCAACTCATTGAGATCAAACGGGTTTTGGGTTTGCCGACGCAACTGGCCAAGCTTCTCCAACTTCTTTTGGCGAAGGGCATTGTGCGTAAGGACGACCTGTCTGATTTGATCTCGACCTATTACGGGACGCGGCAATACCACAATGCTGATCGCATGGTGGTCTATCGGCTGCGCTCCCGCTTGCTCAAGCAAGGCTACGTCGTGCACTCGCAATACGGCGAGGGCTACTACATGGCTCCGTCAGACAAGGCTTTGATCAGGGGTCGCCTGATTCCGAGACAAGATGATACTTGAACCGCTCTAGCAGCCAGACGACTTCTGCGCTGTCTTCTATCGACGTGGCGAAGTATTCCATCTCGTCCTTCTCGTCCGTGTAGCCGAGCAGGACAACCCCAGACAGCTTTCCGAGAGCCTCTCTGAGGACCTCGTCAGATCGGTCGCCTGTCTCGTCCTCGGGGTGGGGTTTTTGAGGGAGCTTTAACTTTACGACGTTTTGCTTTTGGTCCTGTGGAGGTTTGCTTTCGTCGGCCATATCGAACACCCCGCTTCTTTGAGACAGCTCTACACAACTCGACAAAATCCTTTTCCGACAGTTCCATTTTAGCCCTGTTGGCGGAGGCACACACAAGTTGAACATTATCTAGGTCGTAACCCAAGCTCGAATCTATCCGGTCAAGGGAGGCATTTGTCTTGACCCGCCCGTTGTTTCTGCGAGTGGTCATCGGCCAACCCGTCAAGGCACATATGCCTTTCTGCTTAAGCCAAAGGTCTAGTAAGGCCTCCTTCAGAAAAGAAACCTTCTTTCGGTAAGTGGCTTTCAGATAGATGTGGTTGAGGTAAGAATTTAAAGGCGCATTAAAAGGCGTGCCTTTTTTGAGAGCCCAAGCGTCTCTCCGAGACTTCAGGAAACAGGGTCGGCACTTAGAGCTTAAGCGGATGCCGCTTTTGAGGGAACGATCAGAGTACAAATAAAAGTGACTGACAGGAAACACGCCCGAGCAAGTAATGCATTTTCTGTTTTCGCCACTGGATTGCATTTATGCGCCCTCATCCCAAAGGATAAGACCACAAGCATGTTACCAAAATTAGACGGTTGGAAAAACTTCATCCAGACTTTTGGTGGCCTCGCCCCAAGATGGGCCGAGTTCCGCATCGACCACGGACGGAACTTCCAAAGCCACGCAGTTCTGCATGACGTCCATGATCTTCTCGCCCTGTTCTTTTGTAGCTACAGACATGGCAAGTTCGTCATGGATTTGGATCATGGGCAGGATGCCAGCGTCATAGAGATCGACCATCGCCTTCTTGGTTTGGTCCGCAGCCGAGCCTTGGATCAACCTGTTGAGTGCCTTGTACGTGTAAGCCCTCTTCAATAGGGTCATATCACCATAAATCTGACGCGCCTCATCATGGGAGTAGGCTTTATGAACACCGAAAGTACGCGGTTCCCATTTATCAAAACGGCACCGACGCCCGAGGAGGGTGCGGATGACACCCCTGTTGTCGGCAATGGAGGAGACGCGGGAAGTGAGCTCCTTAACGAAGGGGACCTTGTCATGGTACACAGCGAAAAGCTCCTTCGCGCTCTCGAAATCGAGGCCGAGCTGCTCACCGAGCTTGTTTACGCCCATGCCGTAGAACAGGCCCAGATTTATGGTCTTGGCCTGCTTTCTTGGAACACCGACGATATCCGCAGCCAGTTGGTGAAAGTCGGAGCGGGGGTCCGCTTGATACGCCTCGACGAATTTGTCAGCCCCACGCATCTTGAGGAGTGATGAGTAGTGGACCACGATCCGAGGTTCTTGGGAGGAGTAGTCGAAGCTCCCCCACATCTCGCCTTCTTCCGGCAGGAACAGGCCACGGATCAGCGGGCTGATGCCAGCGTCACGCGCAGGAATTTGCTGGAGATTGGGTGAGGAATACGAAAAGCGCCCTGTCACTGTACCGCCATCGTCTGACCGCAGTTGATGAATTTCAGCGTGGATGCGGCCATTGATCGTGTGCTTGGTGATGCTGTCGATGAAGGTCGTGCGGGCCTTGTTCAGTTCGCGGGCGCGGACAATGTCCTTGGAGATCGGATGGTCGTGGGTGGCAAGGAAGTTCTTGGTGAAGGACGGAGCCTCAGACTTTGCAGTGCGGGGATAGGTCAGGTTTAGCGAATCAAAGACCTTTGCCACGGAGGCAGCGGCCCAGATGTTCACGTCCACACCTGTATCCTTATGGATACGGCGAAGGATTTCCTCCTCCTCTTTCTGAAGACGGATCTTGACCTTGTCAGCCTTCTCCAGATCGACGCGGACCCCGCGCTCGCGCATGGCGAGGCAGACCTTCTGGACACGCATTTCGAGATCGAAGATGGCCGACAGTTCGTCAGCAATGATCAGGCTGCTCATCTGCTTCCACAGGCGCAGCGTCAGGCCTGCGTCCTGTTCGGCATAGCGGCCGACGAAGTGGGCGGGCAACTTCCACATCTCGCTTTTGGGATCGAGGCCCATCTCTTTGGCAGCGTCGCGCAGCGCGCGCTCGTCCTTGCGCTCTTTGAGATAGTCAAAACCAAGATTGTTGAGCGAGTAGCTGAAGCGGTTCTCATCGAGCAGCGGAGCAGCCACCATTGTGTCGGCGATCTTGCCCTTGATCTCTACGCCCTCACGCTTCAGCCAGCCCACGTCGTACATCGCATTGTGGAAGACGAACGTGCAGTCTTCCATCGAGCAGACTTCGCGCAGCCAGCCGAGCGTCATGCGCGCATCGAGGTTGCCCCCGTTGGCATGACGGATCGGGAAGTACCAAGCAGACCCTTCGACAGCGACAGCGATCCCGATGATGTGGCCCTTGCCTGTTGCCCAGCCAGCGCCTGTCTCTTTCAGATCAGGATCACAGGTCTCCAAGTCGATTGCGATCAGGCTTTCTCCGGACAAATCCGGGTAGACCTCCGGCATCACCCATTCGGTTTCGTGCTGATACTGGAACGTCATTTGTCACCTTCATTGACTGCTTGCAGGAACAGAAAGGCCAAGCGTTCTTGACCTTCCGTAGGGTTACGATCATCTCGTCTTTGCCACAGGCACAGACGGCATAAACTTCTGTGTCCATGTTCATATCAGCGGGAATCCTTTAGATATCATTGGGTGTATTAGATGTAGTTCTTTCTTAGCTCTGGTGAGACCGACGTAGAAGACGCGCTTCTCGTCGTCAGCCTCATGGATATCCCTGACACTACTGGCCATCTTCTGCGGATAGTCTGTCACCAACATGACATTGGTTGCTTCAGCACCCTTAGCGGAATGGATTGTCGAGATCCGAATCCGTGGCTTTTTTGTAAAGTCTTCGCCCCTTCTAAGGCATGCTTTGAAGTATACCACTTCGTTGTCTGGAATGGCACCCAGCGCATCATCCCACGGAGCCGTGGTCAGTAGGCCATGGTTCGCGGTGAGATCACCGATTGTCAGGATGCAATCTTCTGGTACATCAGGCAGCGTCTTGTGGCCGCGCTGCACTTGCTTGTTGAGCAGCATCTGTCGGTAGACTGATCGGACATCCTTCGCCATCAGGCCTTCACCTCTGCGCAGCGCCTCCCACATCTGGATAGCTTCCAGAGTTTTGTGATCGAGTTCCTTCGATAGGCTGAATGTGTAGAGCAGACCTCGTTGACGCACCTCTTCTTCCAACTGCTTTGCAAGCTTGCGTGTGCGAGCGAGCAGCAGCCAATCAGCCTGATCGAGATTTACTTCTTCACTGTGCCTGTGCCACAGGATGCCGCCGTCTTCTGGTCGCGGGAGAAATTCCTTCTGCCTGCGATGGTGAACGGTGGAGATCAGCCTCTGGCTCATGGCGTGGTGGCTTGCAGGGATGCGATAGCTTTGGCCGAGGACCTCGGTTGTCCCATCAAGGCGAATGAAGTATTCGACGTCGGCTCCGGCCCAGCGATAGATTGCTTGGTCGTCGTCCCCTGCGATCACCACTTGCTTGCTGCGCTCCGCGATCTGGTGAACCATCTGCCACTGGATAGGAGACAGGTCCTGCACCTCGTCAATGAAGACGATGTCGAATGTCGGAGAGAGCTTCTGCTGGATAAAGATTTCAAGCATGTCAGTGAAGTCGTATAGGTCGTGCGCTTTTTTGTATGCACGTAAACCACGGTCCACGTACTCGACCATCGAGAAGTCAGTGGTCTGCGGTACGGTTGAATGGTTGTAAACGTGGCGCAGCGGGAGCATACAGATGCGGGACATGTTGATCACTTCGAGGAAGCGGTCTCCCATACCGTACTCCTGATACGGACCCTCATCAGCAGGGCGCACTTCTTTGAAGGGTGTAACCTTCAACCATCTGGCGCAGTCCTCATAGTGCGCCCACTGCATGACACGCTTCTTGTCGATCCCTGCTCGTTGCATGGCGAGACTGTGCAGCGTCTTGAAGTAGGGCAAGTCTTTGAACGTCAGTCCAAAGCGACGGGTGGCACGATGGATTGCTTCTTCCGCAGCGCGACGGGTGAAGGAGAAGTACCCAATCTTTTCCGGAGGAGTGCCACGATCCATGGCCTCCTCGACCATCGTCAGGAGCTTTGTTGTCTTGCCAGTTCCGGGCGGTCCAAGGATGATGTGCATCAGAGGATGTCCGGAATATCCATTGGAGGAAGGTCGATGCGGATATCTTCAGACCCAGCGAAGTACGACTGTGGCATGAACCAGATATGGACAGCCTTGCCCTTTATCTTCCAGTGCGCCTTCTCAGCCTTCATCTCCTTCAGCCGCAGGCCAAGCTGCACGTTGCTGTAGCGGGTGAAGTTGTTTGCCTTGAGATGCTTCTGGATATCGCGGAGCTGGAAGAACACGCAGTCCTCCACCCATACGGCAATGCCTTGCAGAATTTCTTCCTTCTCCACACCACGCGCTCTGTCGCAGCAGAAGGAGATGAAGAGTTCTTCAAACTCACCCTTTGTGGTAGCTTCCGGCGGAACATCGATGATCGTCAGCGCAGTGAGCAGACCCTGCATTCGGGACGCCCACGCCTTCTCACTCATCGTCTTGGGATAGATGTTGATCTGGTTGAGGCAGTCCTTTTGGAATTGCTTCTGCGAGACAAGACTATCTGTTCCAAGTTCCACGCGCTTGCCGTCAACGTCCATGATCCAGATCGGAGGATCCCCGTTGATCTTGGTCAGTGAGCCGAGGTCGTTTGATTTCTGGCCCGGCCCGATGCCAAACTTGCGGCCGATGCAAACGTCCTTGTTGCAGTAGCTGGCAATCGGTTGGTCATCGCACTTGTAGAAGTATTCTTTCTTCTGTAGCTGTCCGGTGATCAGTTCCACTTCCTTGTCGGAAAGCGGAGGGATCATCAGCGTCTGGTTATAGTAACGGACACGCTCTTCCCATTTGTCGGGGGCAGCCATGCGAGCATAGACCCCGAGATTGAACAGGGAGTTGTTACGGCCACCTTCACCGAAACCTTGGGCAGCGAGCTGTTGAAGACAAGGTGGTCCTTTTGGTAGGATTTCCTCAGCCTTCTTAGGCTCTGTTTCAAGGTCGAGGAATGTGTCCGGATCAACGCAACGACCTTCTGCGAATGCAAGAAACTCTTCTGGTCCAAGGCTTTCTCCCTTGTCATTGTAGGCATAGCGGGTTGTTCGTACTCCAGCGAAGTACGGCATGTTGAGGAAGTTGCCTGTGTCGCCACGGTCAACGAGGATCTCCTGCTGTTTCGGAAACACCTCTGATCCTGCGTAGCCAAGCAGGGCTGCGATGGAGACGAGCTTGGGCTGCAAGTCAGCCGCTGCAATCTCCTTCGTGAAGAAGAAGTACATGTGTGCGCCGCCGGATTTGGAACGGCAGACGATAGCGGGAAGCTTAAACTTCTCGACCTGTTTAATTAGTGCGGAGTGATCAAGATTATAAACGTCGATATCAACGGCACCCCAATGGCAGTGGTTGTTTGCCTTGATGGGAATGATGCCTAGTCCATTGTCACCCTTCAGATGCTTTTGCCAGTGTTCCACGGTCGGAGGTTCACGGAGAATGCGGGCTTGTCCCTGCTTCTTTCCATCCCTCTGACGATCTCCCTGCACGTTGAACGTGCCATGCGCAATATTGCTGCCAGCAAGCAGCGCAAAAAACCTCGCAGCAAGGTCCATTTCTGTGGCCTTTCAAAAAAGGGGGACCGCCGAAGCAGCCCCCCGGACCTTGCATTAAAGGATGTCTGTTTCGTTGTCGGACGAACCAAAGCTTTCTGCGCCTTGATCTTCCTTCACCTTCACTTCACCAGCACGAACTGACTTGGAGAACGAGACACCGAGATCAAACAAGGGCTTCTCATCAGCGAGATCGAGCGAACGCTCATGGCTGATCTCCCAACCAAACCACGATCCCTTATCATTGCGTTCTTCCACCGTGCGAAGACGGTACACTTGGGACATCATGGGGAGAACAAACATTCCGTTCTTGCCCATCGCAGTGCGTGACTGCATCTGCGTGACCCACTTGCGAGCCTTCTTCAACTGGGTGCTTGTCATCGTGATCAAGCAGCGTTGCGGCATACCATCTTCTGACAACAGCAGCACAAAGAACTGTGCGGTGTTGGTAAGGAGGTTGCCATTCGGAAGCACGTCGTTGCCGCGATCATCACGGTACGTCGTGTTTACGATCTTGTCGTCCACGTCATAGGAGTTGACGTAGCCGCCACCCTTTTCACGTGGCTTCCATTCGACATAGCGACGGTTGTAGTAGCAAGGGATTACAAGCACCCCCTTCTCGCCATCGTATGCTTCGTTCGCAACGGTGTTGTAAAGCATCCCTGCTTCAGCACCATCGACATACGCACCGTCACGCTTGTTCACCTGAGGTGAGAGCTGCGCGAGGATACGCAGGAACGGGATCGACATGTCTTCAGAACGAACCTGATCCATGCCGAGTGCGGCAAACGCTTCAAACTCTTCCGCAACAACAACTGCGGTGGACTGCGCCTTAACGGCGACGGCATTCTTTGCCATGGTATTAGCCCTTCTTGATGGTTGATTTTTGACCGATGAAGATACCGAAGAGTTCCGAAGGAATCCCCGTGCCTTTCTCGATCTGTTCCTTGCAGAAAGCTTTCAGTGTACTGGGGTGCACTGCTTCTTTCTGATCGACGTTGTGACCCTTCGCATCCAGTTCACGAACCAGATCGACAGCCTTATCGTCTTCGCCTTTGCCGAAACTGACAGCCACGGTGTTCTTGATGAGATCACCGAAACCGTTGTCCCGCAGCCACTGGTGGGCCGCTTCGGACCTTTCTTTGGAGATGTTCGCACTGATCACGGTCGCTACAGTGACCTTTGATCCGTCCGCCATCTTCAGTTCTGTGAGGCCATGCTCCGCCAATGCGGAAGGCAAAGCTTCACCAGACACGTGTGCGAGATCCAGTTGCGCCCGTTTGAGTTCGGCGGTCAGGTCTTCCACGCGCTGTTCGAGAACAAGCTGCTGACGCACAAGCGCAGCCACCTGTTTCAAATCATTGTTGTCCACGGAGGACAACTGCATTGCTACATCTTCGAGGTCCACTTTCTATCTCCTCGTACTGTGATAAAGATCAACCTCAATAGGATAGTACTTCTCTTCGAGACGATCCCATTTGAGAACTTTGAAGCGCCCGTTGTTCGCTAGAGCAGCGAGCGCACATGCTATACCAATGCATACCGGATCACCGGACAACATCAGATAATCGTCGGATGTAAACTTCACCAGCTTACGCTCCATCCGACGGAGCGTTGGTATAGCCGAAAGAGCAACCTGTTCCTTGGCAGGGATCAGGATATCGAGGTCGCCAAACTCCAAAGCATCGGAGAGATCACGACCACGAACTTCTTGTGTTATGTAAACCGTCACGGCTTTCTCCCGTTCGACGCATGCATGCTACTCCGAATCACCGGGGGTCTGTCAAGCGTGCTTGCAAAAATCTTTTTGTTCCTGTAATGTCTACCCCCTGCCGCTAGAAAGGGCAATGGACCATGGACATCGTTGATCGTTACAAATTCCGACTGCCGCCTTATAAGCATCAGTCTGACGCGCTTAGAAAATCTCTGGGGAAAAATGAATTTGCTTTGTTCGCAGAGATGGGAACAGGCAAATCAAAGATCCTTATTGACACCGTGTCGATCCTTTATGATCGCGGTGACATTGACGGCTTCCTCGTCGTCGCACCTAAGGGTGTGTATAAGAACTGGGAAACCATCGAGCTTCCTAAACACTTGCCAGAACACATCATTCACGATGTGGTTGTCTGGAATCCAGCAACGTCCAAGAAGAACCTAGAACTTCTGAACGAGGCGTTTCGTGACGATGACAATCTGAAGATTGTGGTCATGAATGTCGAGGCGTTTTCCACAGACAAGGGCGTGGCCTTTGCCTCCAAGTTCTTGAAATCACGCAAGGCTCTCATGGCGGTAGACGAAAGTACTACCATCAAGAATGGCAAAGCCAAGCGCACAAAGAACATCATCAAGGTCGGCAAGCTTGCCACCCATCGGCGCATCATGACGGGTTCGCCCATCACGAAGACGCCTATGGATTTGTACACACAGTGCGCCTTCCTTGATGAGTGGGCGCTCGGCTTCTCCAGTTTCTATTCGTTTCAGAACAGGTACTGCCGTCTGATGAAGCGCAGCGTAGGAACGCATTCCTTCAATCAGGTTGTCGGCTACCAAAATCTGAACGAGCTGTCAGACCGCCTCGACAAGTTTGCGTTTCGCATTCTGAAGAAGGACTGTCTCGACCTCCCCGAAAAGGTCTACACCAAGCGCGTGGTCCAACTGACGGATGAACAGGCTGGAATCTATAGCCGCGTCAAGAAGGCCGCGATTGCAGAGCTGGAGGGTAAGACGCTCACAGCGCAGAACGTGCTGACGCAAATCCTCCGGCTCCAGCAAATCTGCTCCGGTTATTTCAAGGCCGACGACGGTACGGTCATAGAGATGAAATCGGACAAGTTTGACGAACTGCTCGCTGCTCTCGAAGAAGTGGACGGCAAGGTCATCATCTGGGCGAGCTACACCTACGATATCAAGATGATCGAACGTGCGTTGGCCAAGGAGTACGGTGCGGAGACCGTGAGAACTTACTACGGAGACACGTCCCCCGAAGAACGGCAGCAGATGGTTAAAGACTTTCAGAACCCGGAACATGCACTTCGCTTCTTTGTTGGACAACCACGAACAGGTGGATACGGGTTGACTCTCACAGAGGCTCACACCGTGATTTACTTTTCCAACAACTACGATCTTGAAGTGCGTTTGCAAAGTGAGGATCGTGCTCACCGCATCGGTCAACGCAACAATGTGACCTATATCGACATTGTCACAGAGGGGACTGTGGACGAAAAGATCCTCCGTGCACTACGCGATAAGATCAACGTAGCCACGGAGGTTCTCAAAGAGGGCTATAAGGAGTGGCTGATTTAACCTTCAGCCATAGCCATTGCGATCTTCGCAACGTCATCAACGCGCTTGCCCCAGCCTTTGCCAAAGGTCCCCCATGTCGGGAGCCTCTGGAGGAAGTCGAGACGCATGTCGCAAAGGACATCAACCGTTTCGGAAGCGTTACAAGATTTGATGGCTTCCAAGGACTTTGGTCCAATGACCCCGTCTGCCGGAACACCAGCAATCTGCTGGAGATATTTGGCAGCGCGACCCGTTCCGCTGTTCACGGCCAGATCATAGGCGGCGTAGTCCACGCCCGGCGGAAGCTCGTCGCCCTTGATCTTGTCCCAATAGTTCTTCTTGTAGAAAGGCTTGACCACATCAGGCGTCAGAGCGCGCATCTCTGCTTCGTCAACAGTGCGGCCGACATACTCTTCCCACGCCCGTTTGGTGACGCCGAGATTGGTCATGCCGCCCGGATCCTTTGGGTGGTTCACGTAGCCGCCCTCATGCTTGAGGACGAGCTGAAACGCCTTTTCCCAATTCTCTTTCATCTTACTTTTCCTTGGTTGCCATCAGATCGGTCTTGGCCTTCGAGCCAGAGGACGATCCGAAATAGTAGGCGATCACGCCAGTGAATGCGGTCTGCAATGCGCCAAGCATCAGCAGCAAGGCTTCGTTGCCATTCTTTGGAACACCGTAGACGAACATCCAGAACAGGCAGCCGAAGAAGCCAATAGTGATACCAACAGCTAGTATCTTAGGCATGTGATCCTTGATCTCCATCTCCCGCTTGCGGGCGCTGTCGCGGTCCCCCGCAGAGATGCGTTCAAGATCAATCTCCAGTTCCTGCATGCGGACCTTGAAGTCGGCCTCGATTTTCTTGATGTCAGCGAGCTGCTGCGGCGTTGCGTTCTGGAGGGCTGTCGCCACGTCAGCCGGGGAAGCGTCCTCTGTTCCAAGGAGCACGTTTGCCAGTGTCTTGGTAGCGAGTCCTGCCAGAGGACCGCCGAGAGCGGTAGCAAGTGTCGGTGCAAGTTGCCCAAGCAATGGGCCTGCGGCTTTTAGAAGATCCATTTTATCCCCCCACATTGGCAGGGAGACAGGCCCCCCGAATAACCAGATTGTATGCGTAGCCTCTTTTGTGCGTCTCTTTCAAATCCTCCAGCGTCTTTTGGCACGTGGCCTCGTCCGGAAGAACTGTGATTGGCATGAAGTACAGGACCTTTGCTGATTGGACGTCGAGCATCCAAGCAATAAGGACCACCTTTAAGGTGATCGGGTCCATTACTTCTTCTGCTCCAGAAAATGGATGCGCTTATCAAGCTCACCAAACATTTTGAGCATGTCATAGCGGATGGCAGCGCGAGCTTGAGCAGCGTCGGCCGCCATGTCCAGACGGCTCTTATCAACAAGCGCCATCGACCGTTCACGGTCCAAGGTCATCGCAGATCTAGCCAAAGCCGCATCTCGCTCAACCTTGTCGATCTTGTCGTTGAGGTTCTCTCTGATCTGAGCCATGTCGATGGTTGTACCCTGCGGCGGGATCGCTTTGTTGTCAGCGTTCACCACCACAGCGATCTTGGATTTGAGTTGAATGATCTCGTTGTTTGCAGTGGACAAAGCGTTCATAAGATAAACGACGCAAGAAAACAGAATCGGAATACCAGCAAACGTGATCTTCTCAACCAGTGCGCCTTTGCTGGCGTTTGCCGCCATTTCAAGTGCGATCTTTTCTTGCTTCTCTTCTGTCGTGCTCATCGTGTAACCCCAACTTTTTCAGCGGCCATAACCATTTGTTCGGCAATTCTACCTTTAGTCGTGCGCAACTGCTCAAGCGTCTGCGTCTTTTGATCTGGCGTCATGTCGTTACGACTACGGATGATTTCCATCTGTTTATTGATCTTGGACAGTTGTTCTCCGGCAGCATTGAACGAGGTGAACAAACCACGGGCCTGCGGCATTTGTTCAATACGAGACTTGATGGTCTCGGTGTCGTTTCGTGTAGCAGCGTCATTCATAGACTGAACAACTTCGGTCACCTTTTGCTTGACCTCATAGAAGTCACCGATGAACTTGTTGTTCAACTGGCTCTGGTCTTTCAAGATAGAGGCCACACCAGTGAGGTTAGCCACGGCCCCTGTGAGGGTATTCGGGTCGCCAAAAACACCTTGTGGCTTGGTGCCAGCAGACCCCATCAAGGCATCAAAAGTACCAAGGAACAACGTAGCCGTGGTCCCGAGATAGCCACGCAAAAGCGTATCGATCTGTTTCGGAGACAGTTCGACGTACTTTCCGATGTGGCCAGCCATCTTTGCAAGGCTGCTTGTGTACTCGTCAAACCGCTCTTCTTTTGGGCTGCGTTTATCGGAAAGGTTTTCGATAGGCAGACCCGTGTAGAAGTTTTTGTTTGCGACGAGTTCAGCGATTGGTTTGAAAGCTTGGGGAATAGGCTCCACCATGAACGTATTGCTGAGGAACTGCAAGAACCCCTGCGTCACATCGTTCCCGTTCTGCTTACGCATGCTATCAAAAGCAAGTGTCGGGATGCCACCGAAAAGCTCGCCAACTTCAAAAGCACGTGGAAGCACGACGATAGCGTCGCCAACTTTGACATACATATTAGACAAGCGGTCTTTGACAGACAGTTTCTTGTACCAATCATCATCGCCATACATCATGTTGACCATGGCGTTAATTGCCAAAACCATCATGCCGCGAGAAAGAATGGCTTTCGGAATACCGAGCACGTCTTCTTTTTCAAGCTTACGGCCGAATGCTGTCTTGCCCCCTTCCGTTCCCTTTTCGGTAAGGCGGTAGAGACCTTGAATGCGGGCAGTCAAGAACGGGATCAAGGGGATCAAGTTAGAGACCGCGTTACCAAGCACACCGTTACCAGCACCATGGCGGTGGTAGTTAACGAGGTTAACGGATTCCCATGTGGCGTCGTTCTTCGACACCCCGTTGCGGCGAAGGTAGTTGTAGTAAGCGATGCGCGGAGCCATTTCGGTAATCTCACCGAGAGACTCCATCACATCAAAAAGACGCATGAAGGCGTTCGGGTATTTTTGCCACTGTGTCCACGACAGTTCGCGAGACTTATAAAGGCGTTGCAAATAAGCAGCTTGGTCCACGGACCCAGAGCCAAATCCAAAACCGCCAAAGCCTGTGTCACCAAGGATCTCACGATACGCATCGCCCTTGCGCCACGTATCACGCGCCCCGTCCAACGTACCGCGGAGGATGCTGGTAATCGGCATGCCTGTCTTAATCTTCAACTCTACCAGACCGCGGATCAAGTTACGAAGTTGGAATGGGGGTGTTGCCGTCACGCCTTTGCGCAACAAATCCGTAAACCAACCCATGGATCTGACAAACATGTTCTTCTGCTGCGGGGACAAAGCAGCAATGGCTTGGAACATGGACGGATCATAGATCTTCATGTAACGGTCTTCACCGTTTACACGATATTGGATTGTTCCCTGTGAGGGTTTGTCGAAGACCTCAGCAATGGTCGTGTCGCCACCGTTGCGAGCAATCTTGGTGAGAGTATTCGCTGTCTCTTGATAGGCGACGTTGCGTACCGCTGCGCTAACAATAGCGTTGTAGTTACGCAGGATGTTTTCGTAGAAGTTTCCGTTGATGGAACCTGTTTCAAGGGACCCAACTTTATTTTTATACGCAGTGACACCCTGAGGATCTTTCAAAGCGTCAATGATTCCACCAAAGATCCCGATGTTTGGATCATCTTTCAAAGCCTGTTCTTGGACGCGGTACATCGGAGTGTACATCAGCGTCTTGAAGCGTTCGGCAAGATTGCGTGGAATGAGGCCTGCTTGCACAGACATCTCAATCATCTTGTCATTAAACTTTTGAAACTCGGCAAGAGCTTCTTTGACAATCGGATTGGCACTGTTGACGACGTCCTGCAAATCCTTGTTGCTCAGTTTGGTAATGCCATCAGGAAGAACGGTCTCACCGTTATTGCCTTTGACATAGACGCCGCGTTCCTTGCGAAGCGCAAGTTCACGGGCAGCAAGACCAACAAGCTGGAACTGTTCGGCGTATTTTGTTCCAACCTTAGCAAAGATATCCTTGAGGGCTTTGTCGTCAGGTCCACTGTGGAAGTAGAAAGACTTGGTGGCCCGGTTGTATCCCATTGGGGAAATAAGGACCGTGCCCATGACACGTCCCGTTGAGTTCATCAAACCTTCAATGAACTTACCAAGATTACGAAGGTCATCCCTTTCAAGAAAAGGAATGTTTGAGTTCACGACATTACGAACGAAAGCGCGAGAAATGCTTTCTCCCGGTTCAGCACCGACAATGCTCCGCAATGTACGGCCGACAAAACCCGTCATGGATTTGTCGTCTGGGGCAAGAAGGTATTTGAGGTCGTTGTAAGTCTTTGTTGGCTGTTGCGCAGCGGGGCCTGTCGGAACTGGAGGCTCCTTGACATTCTGGTCTACATCCGTAGGCGTCACGCCAACGGAATTAAGCTCTTGGCTCTTGTAGGCCTTGCCGTTAACAACGCGAGTAATGATGTCCTTGTATTCTTTGCTGCTACGGCCAAATTCTTCGTACGACCTGACGGGAGGGGTAGTTGTCTTTTTTCCATAAACTTCCCGAAGCATCTTTTCAAAAGCGCCTTCGCGGAACTTAATACCAAGAGCTTCGGAAACTGCTTTGTACATACGACGCAGTCCATCGAGGACACTCTTCTGGAACTTTTCAAACACTGTCTGAGGAACAATGCCCTTAAGCTCCTTCGTCATCCACTTAGCGCCCTGCTCCGCAACCCATTCGTTGAACGAACGAATATAGTTGTCGTTGAGGACGTCCCCAGAACCAATAGGGGCAACCTTGTTTTTGTCGAGAAGAAATGTCTGAAGATTGGCGTCATTCTCCAGACCAATGCTCTTAAGAAGTTGAGCGCGATATTTTGCGTCAATGTCCTTACGACCGTCAGCCAGCATATTGTACAATGCGGCACGGTGTGCAGCGGACGGGTTACGCTCCTTGATATACTGCTTAAGGATTGCTTCAAACGTCTTCTTATCGACCGTATTAAGCCATGTGTATTGCAAAGGATGAGACAGTTCGTGGAACAGGGTCTTAAGAAGAAATCGTTGCTGATCCTTCTCCTTCGACATCTGCTTGCGAATAGCCGACAGGTTTATCTCAATAGTCAGTTCTGGCTTGCTGACCACCTTCTGAAGATCAAGATCAGGGGTATATCTACCAAAGGTGTTGCCACCAATATTGTTGTTGACCGACAGGTTAAGTCGTGTTCCGGGGTAAAGGTTTGCGTGAATCGTGCGGATGACGTCCACTACGCCCGGTATAGCGCCTTCAAACTGCTGACGAGAGTAGTTTCCTATTTGAAAATCGGTGTCCGAAGACGGCCCCTGTTCCGTAATCCCCGCAACGGGAACGGCAGGCGTTTGTTTTGGAGATGGTGTTGTCGTGACAACGGTCCCCGGACCCTCAGGGGTTTGCACAGGTGCTATTTGTGCTGACTTGGTCGGTGTCTGAGAAAGTCCAATAATTGAACGGTATTCGTTAGGAACCACAACACGCATGTAGTCTATGGGCAACGGACCACCGATCTCGCCATTGTTGATGGCGGTCTGGGCTTGCGTCAGCATAAACTTTTTGAGGCCTGTGCCGTACTGGTTGATTTGTTCGTTCGTAAACCCATTGTCTTGCAGAAATTGACGGTAAAGATCATCACTTGAAGACTTCTTGTCTTGAGCGGTGATGTACAAAGCCTTGTCAATGTCGTTGACAAATTGAGGATTAAACTCGGTGGTTCCAAAATTAAACTTTGGTTTTGCTCCAGCCAAAGACTTTGGCAAATCAAAAACTGGAAGTTCGATAGCGGGAGCAGCCGGAGGGGCAACCTCAGTAGCAGCCGGAGGGGCAACCTCAGTAGCAGCCGGAGGGGCAACCTCAGTAGCAGCCGGAGGAACAGCCTCAACAACCGGACCGCCTTCTACGGGAGCTTCTGTGGCTGGTTTCTCCGCTGCTTTCGGTTGTACTTGCGCTTTGCCAAAATGAACGTTTGCAAGAATCTTATTGGCAACAATGTCCTTCAGAGTATCAAAAGGAATATTGTCAATTTCCTGCGGTTGATAGCCGAGGTTGGACAACAGAGGAAGGTTTTCGCTGATGAAAGTTTTTTGTTCCGGCGTGAAATCAACCGCTCCGGAGGGGGCTTCTTGTGGAGCGCCTTCCGGAGTTGGTTGTTCCGCGGTCCGTCTTCCACGGGCAACATTTGATACGCCGCCAACAACGCCGCCGACAATGGCCCCACGGATCGAGCTATCGAGAATCTCTTTCCAGTTCTGCGACGTGAAGAACTCTTTGTTCTGATCGACAAAGGAGATGGCCGCTTGGTTAACGGCTTCCTGCATGCCTTCAGTGAGGCCTTCCTTTGCCGCGCCTTCCGCAAAGCCAAGACCAAGACGTTTCTTGATGGAGCCAACAAGAGCGTCCTTTGCCGGACCCGACATCTTTCCGATGACGGAGGCGGGCAGGATGGATTCGAGAGCGGCGTTGATACCGCCAGCAACAAGAGATGCGCCGATCTCTTCCTTGCCTGTCTCTTTCAAGATCGAGGCATAGGCTTCCGGAACGGTCTGCGCAGCAGAGCCTGCGCCCGTGGCCAGAGCCGTAGCCGCAGCGCGAGCTCCAGCCTGCAAACCGCGAGCAGCAAAAGCACCCGCACCACCTGTGACAAGACCGGGGACAATGGACGGCAGACCTTCGCCCAATGCCTCTGCGCCATAACGCAAAGCGGAAACCGGACCAGTGATGTCCTCGTAAGACTGAAATTCGCGCGGATATTTCTTGGCAATATCCAATTCGCTTTGAGCGGCTTCGCGGAGCTGACGATCAGCAAACGATCCGGCTGCACCAGCCACGCCCTCAGCACCGAGAGATTCGGCAGCGCGTTGAACACCACGACCAGCGAGGGCCGGAAGGTAGTCGCCAAGCAAGACCTTTGTCTGCTCTACGCCACGACCAAAACCTTCGGTGAAGAGTTGGCCAATGCCTCGTTCTGGTTTTGGTTTGTTGGCTTCAACAAACTTTGGGTATAGGTCCGTAGCCACATAAGCAATGGCGTCATTAACGTCTGACCCCTCAGGAGCGTTGACGCGAAAGACCTGACCATTCGGAGCGGTAACATCAAAAAGAGGCATTCTCTGGCTCCGCAGAGGGAAGTGTTACTTAGTTGGAGAAGGTATTGCTGTGCCGGAGAAACCGGGGAAGCCGCTGCCTCTACCAAGAGAAGACATGATACCCATGTTGACCACGTCCGAATAGGCCTTTCGTTGTTCTGGTGTAAGGATGTTCGGGTCGGTCTGAGACAGTTTAAGCATGTCCATAGCTTGTTTGGGAGCTTCTTTGCTCTGCAAGAACTGGAAGCCTTTGCGAACGGCATCCTGATAACCTTCGCGACCCATTTGCGGAGTCCATCCGCCAAGAACGGCATAGGTGCGAATGGTTTCCGGATCCCTGTCGTACTGCATCTTGGCAATGTCGAGCTGCAACTGTTCGCGACGACGCAGAGATTCGTCCTCGCGACGGGCGCGTTCCATTGAAGCAAAGGCTGCAATACCAGCCTGACCGCCTGCGCCAATGTTGCTGATGGCGTTTGGACTGCGGCCAGCGGCCATAGCAAAGCCAGCCTGCATCAAAGCAAGCAACATGTTCTCGCGGCGCTCGGCAGAGGTTCGAGCAGCCTCCGTGGCCCTACGGTCAGCCTTGATGTCATCAAGGTTTGTTTTAACAGAGGTGTCTTCAAGCTTACGTTCAGCGGGAGACGTTGGCATACGGGGTTCTTGTGCACGGTCGTTTTCAAGCATCCGGGCAACATCAAGGGAAGCGACACCGCGACGAGGAGCCGCCACGGCATCCATGCTTCGGGTAAAGGTTGACCCTATCCTAGCACCTTCGGCTTCAAGCTTCCTTTCAGCCGCCGCACGCTCTTCCGCTCGCGCCTTAAGTTCTTCCGGTGTCAGTGAACGGAAATAGTCCCCAACCGCAGATCCCGGAGATCCTTTGCGGTAATCTTCAAGGGCGGTCTGTTGTTCCTGCAAAGCGTTTTGACGAGCTTCTCTTATGCGAGCGAAGTCCTCTGCATTTTTCCTGACTCGTTCCTCTGTCGGAAGAGAAGGGAGAACAGATTCGACGTCTCTGCGGAATTGGCTTTTTGGAGCCGGATAACGGGCAAGAGCGTCCGCGTCATCAATAGCCTGACGACGCTGGGCGTTAAGCATACGATAACGGTCGGCCTCGGCCGCATAGCGAGCCTGTTCCGGAGCATAGCGAGCCCGCTGTTCTTCAAGACGGGCTTCCGCACGAAGACGTTCTGCTTCAGCGGCGGCTTCTCTCGCAGGACGATCCGCCTCAAACTGAGCAGGGTCTGTACGCTCCGCATAAGACGGCGGGTTCTGATACCGACGATTGCGAAAATCGTATTGAGCAACAAGAGGTGTAGCAAAACCGCCTTCTTGGAACGACTGAACAGGCTGCTGTTCCTGCTGAAGCATCTGCGTCGGCATGCCGAGCGACACCGTCGGCTGGAACATGCTCTTCAGTGCTTTGGCATTCTGATCCGGCGTGGTGACGGAATCGATACCAAGACCGACAGACGGCGCAATAGGCGTCTGCTTCTGGAACATCGAGCGTTGAAGGACGGGATCGTTGGCCATGTTTTACCTCGCAAGATTGTAGGCGGCGAGTCCGGCTGTGCCGAGACCAGCGACCTGTGAAACGAGGGACGGCGACGGAGCAGTTGTCTGGCTGATCGTCTGTTGCGACGACGGTGCGCCCTTGTAGATGTCGGACACAAACGAGATGCGCTGGAACGGCTCGTAGGCCTGTTGCAGAGAGGTCTGACGCGCTGCATCCAGTTCCTTCTGACGCTGCTGCTGTTGCTGCGAACCGATGTTATACAGGAACGAAACGTCGCCCTGCTGAAGACCTGATTGCAGTTGACCAAGGGCCGCGGTCTGCTGACCGAGTGTGCCGATACCAGCAGCACTAGCCTGCTGCAAACCGCCAGCCTGCGTCGCGCCCTGCAAGCCGAGTTGGCCTGCACCAAGAGCAAGGTTACCCGCCGACTGAGCACGTGCTTGCTGGTTGGCGAAGGCGTTCATCGCAGCGTTCTGCGCTTGGCTGTAGTTGGCGAAGTAATCTTCCAAGATGCGTTTGGATTGGACATCTGCAAGATTACGTCCGAGCTCGGCCCGCTGCACGCCTTCACGGCTACCGCCGAAAGCTCCGGCCTTCACAGCCTGTGCCGACAGAGACTGCTGCTGGATTTGAGCCTGACGGCCCATCTCCTCGACGGCCTTCTGAGTGACGGCTTCCTGATAGGGGTTCATATAAGCAAGGGCTTGGAGCGGGTTATAGGCCTGTGCTCCGGATGTACCAAGCATGGTCGCCAAGTTACCATAGCCAGTGGCTGCTTCCATGCCAGCCTGACCGTAGTGGGGAAGACCACCATAACCTTCAGCAGCTTTGGTAAAAGCCTGACCAGCCGCCTGCATATAGGGGGCGTAAGAACCGATACCAGCACCCGACAGTTCCAGAGCGCGAATCTGTTGGGGGGTCATCTCCGCTGCGCGCATCGCAGGGATATCAACAGGGATTTCGGCCCGCTCTTTGGCAAGCTTCAGAAGACCAAGCTTATAGGCTTCGATCTCTGGGGCTTCGCGGACTATCTGTTCTTGGACTGTAGTCTCGGCCATGGTTACGCCATCCGTTCAAATTTATGCATGAGCTCGTACATCTTGCGAGCACCCTTCATGCGGTCGCCTTTGCCTGCGCCGCGGACGGCTTTGGCTGTCATCACAAACTCACCGTCGCTGAGGCGAGCGGGAATGGAATCGCTGGTCCCGGACCCCGGACCGTGGATCGCGCCACCAGCCTTAACGGACATGATGCCTGTCGTCGGGTAGCGGACCTGACCAAAGTTGGGGGTCGGTGCCATGCCGATAGGTGTCGTCGGGGCGATATAACCACCGCTTGGAAAAACGGTGGTCCCAGCCTGCGGAGTGCGAGGAGCAAAGTTTGCTGTGCTGAAGCCGTAGGTCGCAGGCTGTTCGCTAAGAAGGTCTGTTCCGGTCCTGCCGCTGACAAGGCTCGGCTTAACCTCTTCTTTTTTCTGACCCATGCCAAGAAGCAGTGCGCCAGCACCCAACGTAGCGGTCAGCGGGTTTGCTTTAACCCAGTTTGCTGCACTATTAAAGAGACCGGATACTCCGGATGACGCAGAAGGTAGAGGGGTAGAGGGGGAAATAGGTAGCTGAGGGGTTCCGGCTCTTGCAAACGTAGGAAGAGACCCCGCCTCTCCAACAGGAGGAAAGTTTGTGGCGGCTCCTGCTCCACCCGCTGCTCCACCCGCTGCTCCACTAGCAGCGGCCTCCGCTCCACCAGCCCCACCAATTCCAAAGGTCTCCTTGAATAGGTCTGAGCCGGGGAGGGCTGTTCCGGACACAAAGCCTTTGCTGATGCCGTCAAAGAAACTTCCGCCAGCCATGCTGCTGCTGATGCCTGCACCAATGCCAGCAGTGACGCCACCCAAAAGGGCGCTCTTCAAGGCATCAATGGGTTTTGCGCCCGAAAGAAGAGAGGTGGCTCCGCCCGCAATCGCGCCTGCCCAAATAGGGGGGACACCCATCACCGAAAGGGCAATCGTTCCAACAATCTGTGCGCCAACCTTAAGAATATTACCCAGCGACTTCCAAAAGCCAAACTCAGGGAGACCTGTCTTTGGGTTGATCGTTCCACGGCCGCCCATGCGCTTGAGCATGTCGGCTTCCATCGGATTGATGTGGGCAAGGATCGTGTCACCACCGCGGCCAGCAGCGGCCACCTTCTTCGCTTCCTTCTTCAAGGAAACAATGCCGCCCTTTGCAAAGGTCGGGGACGACACTGCGCGAACGCGCCTAAGTGCTTGACCAACAAGGGTTTTTACGATTGCCATCAAGTTGGGGTCGTACTGTTGGGGAACGTCCTCAGGAGAGAAAGCGCCTGTCTCGACCAGTTGCTTGACCAGTTTAGGGTACTGACTAGGGTCCTGTTCAACGTATCCAATCAGACGAAGGAACGATTCCAGTTCCTGTTCCGACAAATCGTCCAGTTCGTCGAGGACAGCCTTCATTTCTTTCCGCTGATCAGGGGAAAGTTTTTCAAAAGCGTCGGCAACGGCTGTGGATAGACCCGGCAAATCCTTCGCTTGGAACGGTGATTGTTCCAGCGTCTGGGCAAAACTAGGATCGCGAAGAAGCTCTGTACCCTGCATAGACTTTCCCTATGAGCGTTTTTAAGCGCCGACACGGCGATGGGGCAGGACAAAGCCTGAGGGTTCGCCGACAAATCTACCCTTTTGAGACCAGTAAAACAAGCCTCAGACTGTTACTGTTACCGACCCAACTCGCCCTGTAGCGGACAGTCCAGCCACATAAGGACTGTAGAGAACGGAGACCCGGAGAGCGCCGTTCACTTGGAAGATGGTCCCCGGTTCAAGGCCCGAATCATTGCTGGCCAGATTGGTCAACACAATCGTGGTCTGCCGTCCTTCGCCCGGTGCTTGGATATACGTGATCAAGCTGATCAGAGCGCGGACCAGATCATTAAAATAAAGCTGGTCATACTGCGCCGGAGCACGGGTAAAGATCGGCGGGATAAGGCGGACATCCATCAGCGCCGCCCATCCGCTTGGATCTCGATACGCGGAGAACCAAGTCTCCAGCACGTTCCGACGCGATTGCTCTCGACACGCAGGATGATCGAGCGGCCGCGCAAGCGGATGTCCTTCACCTGAGTGTATTGCTCAACCGGAACAGTGGCCGTGCGAAGAACCTCCGAGTCGGAACCGTTCTGGTAATTGGATCCCGGATAGTTCTGCGTCTTGATGATGAGATCAAGACGCGGATCATTTGTCGCGTTGATGAACGTCACGTCCGGAATGATACGACGCACAAACGAGAACTGATTGCCGTCTCCGATATCAAGAGGCGAACTTTCGATGTAGGCGTTCAGAGGAGTTGCCGGAGTCGTACTGCCGTCGTCCGTACCAAACTCATGGTTGTAGAGATAATTGTCCGGACTTGCGGCCTGAGGATATTCGCGGACCCCATGGTCAAGCCAAGCCGTGCGAGCAAGATTCCCATACGTCCAGACCTGTTCCTTGTAATTGAATGTGACATAGCGGTCGTTTTCAGAAGAGGCGGCTGACGGATAGAACCACGTGATCTCGTTATACTCAGAGTTCAACGCAGCAAAAGCTTTGTCGCGCTCGTTGGTGTTAAAATCGTTGAAGACATAATCCTTCAGCGGGCAGAGCAGCGGGTCTGTCTTACCAGTATAAACATAGAACTCTTTGTCACCCATCCAGAACACGGTGTCGTCCATAGCGACCGCGCTGTTGTAGCCGTTGATGCTAATGTTGCTCGAAATAAGCTGCACACCAAAAGTGTATGGAGGGCCGACATATTGCATGGAGTAGAGAGAAACCTCAGTAAAAATGAGGATTTCTCGCTTCGTCTCAACAGCCTTTACAATCGCGCTGCCGCTACCAAGACGCAGATCGCCAGCGGTGTTGGTTGCAGTTGCCGTCCATGTATAAGGGTCTTCCTGAGAAGAGAAGCGAACGGACAATGGATCAAGGGCCGTGGACCCACCTTGGTTTGCACCGAAGGCAATGACGTGTCGATCTCGGTCTGAGACAAGAACCTGAGAGGCGAGGGTCGGCGTTGTTGGATCAGACGAAAGCGAAGCAAGAGTGACACCCCGAACACCGAGACCTGTAGTTGCGTCCCAATAATAAACGCCGCCACTGCGGACGTTGAAGATCAGGTCTTCACCATAGTTGTCTTGCGACCACAAACGAAGAGTGTTCGTTGCGGAAAGCGTCGTTGCACTTCCCCAGCCGCCACGCCCCCAAGCGCCTGCGCCCCAGCCTGTGCCGCCAACCTGTGTGTCGAGACCCGTATTGATCTGGTAGGCGGCTGTAACGGAAGAGCCGCCGTTCCCGGAATCAGATGCATTGGCAACAACGGCCACGGTAATTGAGTAGTTGTTGTTATCAATGAAGGTGACCTGATACTCTTTGTTGAGAACGGCTGCGGTGACGTTGCCTCCAAGACTGACAGCACCGCTAAAGGTCACGAAGTCACCTTGCGTACATCCGTGGCCAACGGCATTTACGTTGATAACGGACGACCCGTTTGTAGCCGTAAAAGGGTTGGACAGAACAACCGTGCTGCGGATCGGGGTGATGTCATTAAACTGACCCCCGCGCTCGATGTAGTATTTTAGGTGCGTGCCCATACCCAACAGGTTGTCGCCTGACAGAGTGTTCCAGTTGAGCATGGAACGGCACGTGCCGAGAAACTGGGAGGTCGAGTACTTTGCCCAGCCGCCGATTGTTTCCGGAAACCCGTAGCGAAAACGGATAAGGTTGGAGACACGCCAGCCGCCCTCATTCGTGTACCCTGTCAGGTCACGGACAATTCCGGGTCGGAATTGGAGCTTTTGAAGCGGCATCAGGGTTCTCCTAAAGAGACTTTAGAACTGCTTCAAACGAGCCACCGTCTGAAGAGGCGTCATAGACACCTCTTTTACCAGTTCTTCGGCTTCCCGCCAAGAAACTGGGCTGACGATAACACCGATTTTGGCGGCGTCCGATTGGTATTCCGGGTCACTGACAACACGCTCAAACAAGAGTCGGAGACGCGCCAATTTATCCTCTGGAACATTTGGCGGTGCGGCAAAGGCCCTCCCCAAAACCAAGACCCGCTCAAAGGTCGAGATAAGGTTTTGGTCCTCTTTGGAAGAAGAGAGCTCAAAGACGGTTGGTACAAAAGGTAGGTCAGGATGCCTCGTTAGGCCCGCACCGTATTGGACCATCGGCAAAACGGAACTGTCCTTAAACCAAGCTGGCGCTGTCGTGCGGACGCCTGTCAGGTTGTAGGCGACAAGGTTAATTTCACCCTTCTCAAAAGCCATCCTGACCTGACCGGATTCGGCATAGCCGACAACTTCCCGCATGTCCCATCGAAGGATGCTATTGACCAGTTTGATATGGTTGATTGCAAACCCGCCTTCGGATCCCGCAACAAGTCGATCTGATCCTGCTTTGGCCCAAAGCACAAAAGGTTCCCTACGGCCGTCCACAGACGAACCCAGCCAGCCAAAATTGGACAGGTCGTATTTGACGTCATCGTTTTTGATGAGGCCCTGCGTCAGCACCTTTGTATTGATAGTGGCAAACTCAGAGCCGTCCCTTGGCGCAACATTGTACAGGTAGTTGGCCGCAGCAATGCCAGCAGCACCCGGAACGATCTTGATAGATACCGTTTGTCCCGGCGTATGTTTTTGCAGATGTTGAGCAAAAACACGGGCGTGGATTGTAAACCCGCCCGTGTTTGTATGTGTCACGATCTTCAGATCGTTTGCGCTTGCCGCAGTAGCTAGTGCTACTAACGCTATGATCCCCCTCAAAATCATAACGTCCTCTTACACGCTATAGGATGTCGGCCACTCTGGGATTGCCCAAGTAAATTGATCTGTTGGCTGAGTGTTCTCAATCCAAAACTTCATGCTGAACCATTTACCAGCAGAAGCATTGGTGCAACTTGCATACCAAGCATCATAGCATTGAGCTGGTGTGTTTCCTTGATCCAAAAGATTTTGGAACCAGCGTTTTTTCTTACACTTATAAGAATTATCTTCCAAAGTGCAGTGATCAACAATGTCAAGAAGATCGCTTGGCATTTCCGTCAAAGCATTTGCTTGCGTGTAATTTGCAGCAATGAGAGGAAACTCAATAGAGCCGCGTGTGGCACTTTGAGTAAAAATATCACGCGCAGCCATAGAGCCGGGACGGCGAACATTGATTGTTCCACCATTTGACCACCCATCATTTTCTTTCTCGCTTGTACAAACAAAACGGTCAAACTCGCCTGAGTTAATGCGTGGAGCGGCAAAACGAGCCAAATAAGTTTGCGGGCTATTGACGTTCTCAACTCCACGAGGAGTGTATTGAGCATCAAATGGTTGGACGGAATAAGTAAACTGCCTGATGTTTGATTGTAGCCATTGCGCTGCTGCATCAACGGTAGACTGACCAGATGCACCAAAAGCACGAAGGTCATAGCGGTTAAACTCAGATTGAGTTACTCCGTCAGTGCTTACAAAAACAGCCGTAATTTCGTCTTGCGTTTCTGACAAAAGCTTCCAAAGCACATAAGTGCTATCTATGCCGCCAGAAAAAGTGAGGACAGTTTTCATATCGTAGCCTCTGGAGCCAGAACAATATCCCAATCTACGAACTCTTCGCTCCAAACCGCAATATAGTTTGCAGGAACAGATGGCATTGGGACAGGAGGCTCCCAATTAGCTGTTGAGCTTTGGAATGTCCAAGACGGATACGGTTGTGGACTTACAAAAACATCCGCTGGTGCATAGTAAGAACTGCCAATCGCTGCATATTGACGACGGAAATTTCCATTATAACTGGTTTGTTTCCAAATCGTGTCTGTACCAAATAAATTTTGACAGAACGCAATTCCTACAGGCTCACTCTCTGGAAACGGCAAATTATCAATGTCGCTGTTGTTGATAACAACAACCTCAAGCACCGCATTTTGATCGTCAAGTTTAGCAAAATGAGCCATGTTCACTCTCACTGATATACATAACGGATGATGACAACACCGGAGCCGCCAGCGCCTGAGTAATTCCCGGGCCCAGCACCGCCGCCGCCGCCGCCAGTATTTGCTGTGCCGGGAGAACCCGCACCGCTACCGCCAGCACCGCCGCCGCCAGCGCCGCCAGCACCATTAAAGTAAGCGCCACCACCGCCAGCTCGTGTCACAGAAGACCCTGTAATTGATGATGCAGAACCCGCACCGCCAGCCGCTGATGTATTTGAGCTATCTGCTTTACCATTTTCACCTGCTGCGCCAGCCCCGCCGCCAGCGCCAGCACCTGTATCTTTCCCAGAGAGATAACCACTGCCGCCGTTGTTACCCTGACCAGAAGTGCCAGCACCGCCGCTCCTTATAGTCACTCCAGAAGAACCAGCACCGCCGCCAGATCCGCCAGAATTACCATTAGCGTTGCCTGTCCCGCCGCCGCCACCGCCAGTAGATGTTATACTAAAAGCAGAGGAGTCGCTGCCATTGTTACCTTGCGCTGTTGAATAAGTGGTAGCACCGCCGCCGCCAACTGTAATTGTATAGTTGGTGGCTGAAAGTGTTGTTGTGCTTGTTCTGTAACCACCAGCACCACCCCCGCCGCCTGCATTACCAGCTCCAGAACCGCCACCAGCGATAATCAGATATGTAGCACTGGAATCTGTGCCGACCTGCGAAACGCTAAAGGTTCCAGAGCCAGTAAAGGTGTGGACTTTATAGTTTCCATCAGTTGTAACAGTGCCGCCTGTAGCAACGGTGTAGGTCGTGCTTGGACTCGGCCCTGTTCCATAGAAATCTTGAAAGTCTATGGCTCCGGACGAGAAGGTGAACGGACCAGCGGTAGAGGTGTAGTAGGTCGTGCCACGATATGCATTGAGATTATTACCGCGGCCAAAGGCCCCGTTAATATCGTTCATGGAAATTGCGCCGGATGAAGGAAGATAGGTAGGCATCTTACTTAGCCTCCAGTTCCTTCACACGGGCAGACAGTTCTTTCACGGCTTCAATCAGGACGCCGACAAGGTTGCCGTATGCGACCGACAGGTTCTCACCTTCGTGAACAACTTCCGGCACAACTTCCTGCATTTCTTGCGCGATGACGCCAACACCAGCCTTGCCGCTGTCGATGCGGTCGTAGCGAACGCCGCGCATCTTTTCAACAAGAGCCAGAGCATTGTCGATGGTGCTGACGTTCTTTTTCAGACGGGCGTCTGAGTAGGCGGTGACGTTGCCAGAAGCAGTGACGTTGCCAGAGGCATCCATTGCAAAGGTGTTGTACGTTCCGTTGTTATATGTGCGGAGCGTAAGAGTTGTCGTACCTGTGCTGCTGGTGATGGCGTCGATGTAGGATGCGCCTGTTGATGTCGGGTATACGTAGACACCATAGGCATTACTTGTTCCTGACAAAGCAGTTGTCTGTTTAACGACTGACAAAGACGCAGCAGGGGAAGCGGTGCCGATCCCCACGTTGCCGGAGGAGTCGATGCGCATACGTTCAGTTCCATCAGAGCTAGCACTGCGGCCAGACCAAATAGAAAAAGCACTTACTGCTGCGGGTTGACCAATAACCCAATCTTCAATACCGCCCTGCGTGATGCGAATTTGCGCACCAGTTTGAGAAGAAGTTGCAGTGTTGACAACGCTGGCAATAATTCCGCGTGTTGGGTTTGATGTACGAACATCCAAAATGCTTGTTGGCGAACTCGTCCCGATCCCCACGTTGCCGCTGCTGTCGATGCGGGCGCGTTCTGCACCAGCCGAATACATCAAAAGCGCGTCTGTTGAATGGTTGTATTCAACCGCTCCACGGTATAGCTGATCTCCAACCGTACCGTCAGCAAAATACAGACCGCCGTATGTTGCGTTACCGCTATAAACGGTGACAGCTCCGGGAGTTGTAGTAGTCGCGGCTGAACCGACAACTAGCTTGACTGTGCCAGCAAATGATCCCGGAATTGAGTTGCCAATCCCCACGTTGCCGGAGGAGTCGATGCGCATCGCTTCCGCACCACCTTCAGCAAAGGCAATCGTGTCGGCCGCAGGAAAGAAGATACCTGTGTTCGTGTCGCCCGTCGTCGTGATGGCAGGAGCCGAGACTGTGCCTGCGGCAAAAGTCGCCACACCAGTAACTGTTGGACTAGACAATGTCGCAGTGTTTATTGTTGGGCTGGTAAGCGTCTTGTTCGTCAGCGTCTGCGTACCAGCTTCCGTGACCGGAGCGTTCGCGACTTCAATGACGTCGGTGCTGTTGGTGTAGACAATGGCCTTCTTGCCGTTGGCAATGGTCACGCCCGTCTGGCCCGAGACCTTCACGGTGACGGCGTAGCCACCCGTCGTGTTGTTGAAGAAGATGTATGGCTTATCAACAGCCGGAACCTCGACGGTGCGAGCAGCGGTCAACGCGCCTGTGAGCTCGATGACGTAATTGCGGCCATTGGAGCTTGACCCGTTGGGGATCGTCAAGACGGTCGCAGCGCCATCGGTCACGGCCTGCGTGACATAGCCCGCAATCGCCTCTTCGATAAGGCTTCCGAGATTGGTGTTAGTCGTGGTTCCCCACGTGCCGGACTGATCTCCGGTCCCAATCAATTCAATCTTCAAGTTTGTTGAATAGGTGCTGGCCATACAACGGCTCCTAGGCGGCTATCGGTGTCCAAGTGGGTGATTGAGCAGGGGCGATTCCGGCCCATGACGGGTTCTGGTCAGGGGTTATTTGACCCCACACAAGGACCTGTCCAACATACCCTGTTGCGGAGACCCCTGCAACAAACACGTTGGCACTATAGTTGGTTGTGACAGAACCAACTTGACCCGTCGCCGAAACCCCGGTGACATTAGCGGAAGCAGACAAAGCAACCGAGACAGAACCAACGCTTCCAGTTGCAGAAACTCCGGTAACGGAGGCACTAGCAGACAAAGCAACCGAGACAGAACCAACGCTTCCAGTTGCAGAAACGCCAGTGACGTTGGTATTTGCGGCAGCAGTAACGGTGGCAGAGCCAACCTGACCCGTCCCGGAAACGCCAGTGACGTCAACGTAATTGACGGTACGTGTCGTGACGTCTCCCACCTGTCCGGTGGCTGAGAGACCTGTGACCGTGACGTTGGCAAGACCTATGACTGTGACAGAGCCGACTTGTCCGGTGGCTGAGACGCCCGTGACAGGAGCATTGGCGGAGGCTGCTGCCGCAACAGAGCCAACCTGACCCGTCCCGGAAACGCCAGTGACGTCAACATTGGCGACGCCTGTAACCGAGACGCTGCCGACATCACCTGTGGCGGACAGGCCAGTGACGCTGACAATGGCGGAAACGGCAACGGCGACTGTACCGACAGCCCCCGTTGCCGAGACCCCCGTAACAGAGGCCGAGGCCCCTGCCGCTACGGTAACTGTACCAACCGATCCTGTCGCAAGCCCAATAGTGACCGCGCCGCTGCCGAAGGGGAGTTCACCCCATCCGGCAGAGCGGTTCCAACCTTCAAAGGCTACGACAGCATCGGCCACGGATCATCACGCAATGCGGATGATAGCGTCGGTCGAGTTGGCTGTCGGGAAAACGACAGTGAAGTCGCCAGCCGAAGCCGTCTTGTCTGAGCCGAAGTCGAGGATCACAACCGACGGGTTCGTGTAGGTGTGCGCCGGGGCGCTGTTATAGATCATCGCGCCGCGGGCCGTGAAGGACGCGGACGACCATGTCTCATCGGCGAAGTCGGTGAAGGCAGTCGTGCCACTTGTCGTCGGGTTGACGTTGGAAAGCAGACCACCGCCAGCGACATAGGCCGAGCCGGACGTGTTGGTAATTTCGTTCGTTACCGTATAGGCCGTTGTCGCTGCCGTAAACGAGGCACTGTTGGTATACAGCGCAATGTAAAAAGCGTCGCCGCCCGAAGAGCGGAAATCGTGAGCGCCCTCAAGCAGTTGCTGCTTGAAGGAGGTGCACATAAAGTTGCCAGTAAAAGCCATCATACCCTCCTGAGAAGTTCGGCAAGCTGCGGTTGCCCTGCTTCCGAGACTGCATTTTGAACCGTTGTCCTATCACTCTGTATAGCACGTTTCACGTGAAACAGGATGACTTGTTCCATTTGATCTCTGAAAGCCAGCGCCTGTTCCCGGATTTCGGGAGGGGCGTTTTCAGAGACCTGTATCAGACGCTCAACGCATCTGTGCGCCCAAAACTCAGGCGGATGACCTTTGCCAGAGGTAGTGGCCACATCGACCTTCATCACCTCAGCTTGACCCGGATTAACCCACGACATCAGTTGGCCTTCACTCTTGTCAGGCCATCACGATAAGCGTCGAGGTTTTCACGACCCTCACCGAGGTTCTTGAGGCGGCTGACTGATTCAATAAAGCGGCTTTCGTAGATCTGGCGAAGGTCGTTTTCGCCCTTCATGTAGGTGTAAGCTTCTGACAAGGAACCGTAAAGCATTGCTTCTTCGGCATAGGTTCCGAGCCACGTCGTCCCGGCTGTGACAATGGATTCTGGGCGATAGTAATAGTGAAGCTCGGCCGTGTAGCTGGAGGCAGGAACAGGAGCGAGGATGAAGTTATCCACGTCAAAGGCGGCATAATATTTTGGAACGCCTGTTGCGCCTGTCGGATTGTACTCTTGAAGGTATTCCACATCCTTATTTAGGAGGAACACTTTGGAACCACTGGACGTGATCGAGAGACTGTAGGACGACAAGTAGTCGCTCGGCGCAGCCAGATACTGGTTTCCGGACGAGCACGATCCGGAGACGTTTTTGCGGAACACCTCCATCTGAGCAGCGTAAATAATGCGTTCTTCGCAGTTGCGAATAAACGTGTCGATGTTCTGGTTGAACGTCGTCTCATCATATTCCGTCCAATCCTTGATCGCCTGCACCAAAGTTGCGTATGTCCATGCCATCACGGGCTCCCAATCGTAACGGTCACAATACCAACGCTTGTGACACCTTGGGTAGAGGTATTCTCAATAAACGGGAAGATCTGTTGACCAACCGGAACGTCCATCGGCTCGATGCGGTCAGGACGAGGGTTGGCCAGAGCCTGAGGTTCCGTCGGAGGATAGATAGGGTCAAGCTGCGGATGCTTTGACTCCCAGCATTCCGGACACGTGCGCAAGCCCTGCCATTCACGCTTCAACTGCGTGTAATAGTACATCTGACCGCATCGGTCGCATATGGCTTCTGACTGATAGCCAGTGGCATGACGCGCCATTTAGACCACCCGATAGAAGTTCTGGACAGGGGTTAGTGACAAAGATGCTCTGTCACGATCCTCACCCGCTGCGCGCTCAAACTCTTCTTCATATACAGCCTTAAGGAGTTGAACCCGCTCGGGGGCCTTCTTCATGGCAATATAGTAAGCGAGACCAGCAGCAAGACACGGATAAAAACGGAATGGGACCTGAAGGGTATT